AATTCCCATATCCTTCTCACGAGTGTCAATGTTAATTTCGTTATTTGCAAATTTTTCTACAAACTCTGCATATTCAGTATGATTATCGTCAAAACTTTTTCGTATACTAAATAATGATTCTTGATTAGCGGGTACACTTACCACACTAATTTCTAACAATTCTACATCTGTAATTGTCATTGAATCGGTTTTATGGTCATATTTTCCATCCTTAACCTTAAATCCAACCGAAAAACTTTTTAAAGCTCCATCCTTAATTAATGATTGAACAGCATGAAGTTTTTCTGCAGCATCACTAATATTTGCTTCAACAAAAAGTCCTTTTTTATCAACAGTAACTTTATCGACTCTCCCAATAGGACAATCATGTTTGTGTTGATAAAGAAGAACTGGGTTTTTTCTAAAATTTTCTATACCTTGTGCCCACGCCTTAGCAGTAACTACATCACCTACTCTATCTTTATCAGTAGTATTAGCATAACCAGCGATATTTAATCCCTTAGTTCCACGAGTAGTTGAAGCTTTTTTAGTTTCAAAATTACTATGAAAATAAAATGTTTTATTCATTCGCTAAATCCTCGTCATCCTCTGTAATTAATTGAATTTCGTCTTCGCTTGGGCGACCACCTTGACTGGGGTCAGTTGCACTTCCTGTAATATTTTGAGGTATTCTGATACAGTTAGTTTCGTCTACATCCATTACACCCATTCCTAATCCTTCTCGGGCTTCATCGGGGGTAATTATACCTGTATTAACTAGGGTTGAATAATATTGAGCTTGAGTTCTCAAATCAGGTTGTAAGGCACTTACTGAACGTTTATCTGGAGTAATCAAAGTTAAATTGTTAAAGAAATGTTCAAAAGCACTACAAAATTGTTCAAGTACAGGAAGGACAGTATGATTATAAAACAAAACTTCGTTAGCTGCAATATTTGCGTTATTCCCACTTTTTAATAGAACGTACGGAACACCAATAGCTTTTGCTATATCCATTTGAATACGTTCAACACTAGTTTCAAAATCTAATTCATTAAATTTAACTTCACTAAACCTATCAATGTCTAAACCGCCATCTAAAATAGCAGGACTGCGGGCGCCGTTAAAAATATTAGAATAACTGGCTCTCCAACTTTCTAACATACGCTCTTTGATCTTACTACTTAAAACATTATCTGTTTTTAGGACTAATCCTGGAATAGCGTTATTTTTAAAGAACTGACGCTGAAAGTCTAAGAGTTCATAATATAATTCAAAAAGTCTTTGGAGATTTTTAAGTTTACTATCACCACGAAAAATAGATTGATCATTATCACTTTTTATTTGAATAATTTCATCTGGAGTAAACGTTATCTTAGCATCACGAGTTGTTTCTTTAGCAAAACCGTACCAATCTGTTTGTTGATCGTATATTAAATAATTGTAATGACTTATAAACGTTTTTGAATCAGCAACTACCTCTACATCATTCGCGGGTAATAAATATAAACTTTCTTTATCATAGTAGAAAAATGCATTTCCGTCAAGGTAAAAATCTAAAAATGCTCTTCTAAATAAACGGACCCTATCCTCAAAAGGATTAGGTTTGACGTTAAGTAATTTATTAATTTTTTTAGCTGCCCCACCGTCGACTACAAAGGGAATCGAGACCAATGCATTAATAACCATCTCTATGCTTCGGTGAACTACTTCAATCTCACGAAATGCAGTTTTATAATCTACAATAGATTGGGGGATATTATAGGGATCTTGCGACGCAATATATGGTTGCGCAGGATTTAATTTCTCTACAATCCAACTTCTGAGTCCCATTTATTTTTTTCTCCTGTTCTCATTATAATACATTAAAAGTAATTTTGGGTCAATATTTTATTTTTCATAATCAAGCATAGACGCTAACACGAGTTCTCTGGTAACTATAAACTGCATATCTTATTGCATCACTACAATGAGAAGACCAATCATGAAGAGGTTTTTGAGTTTCAGTTCTATGATTCCATCTATAACTACTAAGTGATGAATAAGTATGTCTACATCGATTCACATCAAATTCTATTCTTTCCATATCTACCAATACTTGAATTGAAGCAATTCCATCATTAACACTTTTTAATGCATTATCACAATAGATATCATAATCATAAGCTAAATCAGCTTTTGTTTGTTGTGCGGCACTGTCAATAAAGATTGTCTCAATTCCCCACCGATCAATCATTTCTTGAATATTTTCAGCATGAGCTGAAGTAGTACCTTCTTTAGAAATATATTCATCTATGGCATAAAATTTTTCACTATCCGTAGCTAATACTACAAAAGCTGTTTCATCTCGATATCCTATATCTAAACCTGCTACAAAATCAAATCTTTTGTCTTTTTCATAAATATCACTTAAATCTTTTAAATGAATTTCTTCAGCCAAGTCATATATTTGACCTTCAGTGGTAACCCAATCACATTCATATTCTTGACCAAATAAATTTTTACTCATAGTTTTACGAGCTTCTTCAATATCTGTTTCATTAAGTAGAGGATTAGATTTCCAGTTAAATACGGTACTACCCCAATCTGAATAATCGTCTGTATCTTGCCCTCTTAAATAATAATCATATAAATAATTACCTTTTCCACGCGGGGTAGAAATCCATAAACATCGAGAATCTGGATATGTCGAAAGAGCAGGTCTTAAATCCCGAGTAAAATATTCATCATTATTAATAACTGCCGCCTCATCGACAATAAGTAAATGAGCAGCTCGACCTATGAGACTATCTCTATTATTAGCTGACAATAATCTAAAAGTCGAATTATTAACTAATTGAATAACTTTATCTTTTTGATTTAAGCGTCTACATTCAATTTTTAAGTCACGAATTATTTGAGTTACATAATCCCATATAACGGAAGATAAACTAAAATTAGGAGCTACTACCATTACCTGCGTATTAGGTTCAAGTATTTTAGAAAAAGCTAATAAAGCAGCTGCATAAGATTTTCCCGTTCTCCTTGCTGATATATGAACCCAAAAACGGTGATCTTCTAACCCTTGAATCATTCCCCATTGACTGGAATTTAGTTTTAAATCTAATTGATTAACCATTGGAATTTGTTCCAATAGTTTGTCTAAATTAATTTTGAAAAATTTTTCTTTAGCCATTCATTAATCGCCAATCTTTATAATAGTGTATATTAAAGCTGCTAAACCGGAAAATAAACTGCCTAAAAAAATAGCTGTCTTCAAACTAAATTTACCTTGAATTGCAAGTGTTTTTAATTCACTCATTTCTTCTTGAACCACTCCCAGATGTTTTTCAAACCTTCCAAGAGCGGCCATTATACTTTGATACCTTTCTTCACAAACAGCCTCATGAGTAGTAATTCTAGCTTTTGCTTCTTGAGTTCTAGAATGTAACCTATCAATATCTTCTTTATAACGATCGAGTTCTCTTATTAATTTTTCATCAGTCATTTTTTATCCTAATGCTACAGCTAAAGCTGTAGATAAATCTTCAGAAGCTACTGCTTCTCCATCATTTATAGACATCGCTCCTGTAATATAAGCATTGCCTTTAACATCCAAGTTTGCTTGAGGTACTCGATGATCAGTATAACCAACTACAAGACTTCTACTAATAGAAGTATTACCCGTAAGGTTAGCTAAATAATTAGTATGGAGAGGACCAGTTTGTAAAGGTGTATATCCTGCAATTGTAATTGTATTGACTGCAGAAGGATCGGCGGTATAAGCCACCGCCATTTCATCACGGCTCTCATCGTAACCTAAGAATGCATTCGAAGCAGACCCTCGATTCATCAAAAGACCTGAATCTAAAGTAGGAGATGATTGTTGCGCTATATTAGCTCCAAGTTCAATAACTGGGTCATCAATTATAAGATGTTGAGTATTCTTAATATAAACGTTACCTGCAACAACTAAATTACCTGAAATATAAACATTACAGTTAGCATTAATACCTACATATTCAGGAGTACTTGTATTAAAACCAATTCTTACTCCCTTTCCTGCAGTATCGGCTTCAGAGTAGTAAATTATAGCGTCACCAATAGTTATACCCCTAGCAAGAACATTACCACTAGCAGTGGTTATATCATTAGATACTCTTAGATTTTGCCATCTAAGAGCTTCTGTTCCTATGGAATAAAAGTTATTCGTTCCAGGAGTTAAATCAGTATTAGCAATAAGAATCTTATGCCTCTGTAAAGCATTAGAAACATATAAATCGCCTACACTACCTGGGTTTCTATCAAAAGCGATAAATCCTTCATATTTTGAAGTAGAAGGCATTGACGCTTCATCATCAAATCTATTAGAAAAAAGAATTCGTCCCGCAGTATTAATAGCAACATTACTATACTTAGCTTTAATATTGACAGTAGGAACCTGATAATCTAAAAGTCTATTTGCAGAATAGTTATTACTTTTAATAGTAACAATACGTTGAGTTGCTAAATCATGAATACCAGGGGTTTTAAATTGTGCCCCTACAACAGTAGTGCCAGGAACTTCAAATGTAACATTTGCTCCTGCCTTTGATAACATAACGTTACCCGTATTAATAGTAACATTTCCACTTACATTAGATGATTTAATTTGTGCGTTACTAACAAATATCCCTGAATAAGCACCTCCAGCAGTATTAGAAGAAATACCTAGATTAGCTCTTGCATCAGCTGCGTTATCAGCGCCGGTACCCCCTAATGCTACGGGAACTTTTACTACTGCCATTTTATTTTCTCCCTCATTATCCTAATGCGATCGCAAGTGATAAAACATCACCTTCTCCTTGTAAAGTATCTCCGTCTGCGACTACAGAACCACTAATATGAGCATTACCATTTACATCTAAATTAGCACCAGGTCTCTCAAGGTTAGCGTAACCAACAGCTAAATTTCTAGCAATTCTAGCATTGCCCGAAGTATTAGCAATAGCTATCTGCATTACAGTACCTGAAACAGTTGCTCCAACCCCAATAGAATTTCTTAAAGTGTCGCCAGACTCCGCTACTGGGTCAGTACTACCATCACCTACGATCATCTGACCGTCAGAAAGAACACCCATTGCGGTAATAGCACTTGTTCCGCTACCTAATAATACACCACCATCTGTTAATGAAGAGGCCCCTGTACCACCCTGTGTAACTGCTAAATCGGTACCCAGAGTTAGAGCGCCTGCAATAGTAGTAGCTCCTGTAATATGAGCGTTACCTTTAACTTCTAAGTTAGCTTGAGGTACTCTACCGTCAGTATACCCGACTGCTAAGCTTCTATTTATGGAAGCGTTACCAGATACATTAGCTCCGTAGAATTGAGGAGTATTTCCAGTACCCACACCAACAGATGTTCTAAGAGTAGCACCAGACTCTGCTACTGGATCAGTACTACCGTCACCAACGATAACTTCTCCATCTCCGAGAACTCCCATTGCCGTGATAGCACTAGTACCGCTACCGAGTAGTACCCCGCCATCAGTTAGTGTAGAAGCTCCAGTTCCTCCGTGTGTAACTGCTAAATCGGTACCCAGAGTTAGAGCGCCTGCAATAGTAGTAGCGCCTGTAATATGAGCGTTACCTTTAACTTCTAAATTAGCTTGTGGTACTCTACCATCCGTATAGCCTACGGCTAGACTTCTATTTATAGAAGCGTTACCACTTACATTCGCACCATAAAACTGTGGGGCATCTCCAGTTCCGACTCCAATAGAAGTTCGTAAAGTTGCTCCAGATTCGGCTACTGGGTCGGTGGTTCCATCTCCGACAATAACTTCACCATCAGCAAGAACTCCCATCGCGGTGATAGCGCTAGCCCCGCTTCCAAGTAAAACGCCTCCATCTGTTAGACTCGAAGCTCCAGTTCCACCATGTGTAACTGCTAAATCAGTTCCAAGCGTTAAAGCTCCGTCAATCGTAGTGGCGCCGCCGATGTATACATTATTTTTAACGTCTAAATTTGCCTGGGGTACACGGTGGTCAACATATCCAATTGCTAAACTCTGGGCAATACTTACATTACTGGAACTATTAATACTATAGGAAACTACAGGGCCTGTAATTGTTCCACCAATTAAAGGTAATGTATTAACACTTAAGGAAGATATATTAGTATTAGCACCTGTTAATCCGTAAACAAGCTTTCCAGTGTTAATAGTAACATTGTTATCAAATATATCATAAAGGGAGGAAATGGCAACTTTTTTAGTTTCATTTCCTCCTACATCTACTATAGCTAATACATCATTATTAGCAATATTGGCAGCTGTTAACTCTGTAAGATCTGTAATTTTTTTATTAGCCATCTATTCTATTGCTCCAATATAATTTTGTCATTAAGCAAGATGCTCCAATGTTATCTTACCACCATCTGATGAAGACTGGTTTGTCATTGCGTTATCACCTTCTTCAAAAGTATTTCCAAGTATAAAACCGCCAACTTGTCTAATTAGATTATTACTGTTTTCAGTCTGAAGTATTTGAGGACTTCCGAAATTGATTGTATCACCATCTTCAGTAAGTAATAACTGGGGCTCTTCTAGTAATAGAAAGTCCCCATTCTGTTGTAATAAATACGCAACCCCAACTACTACGTCCGCTACCGCAATAGTAATCTGACGATGAAGGAAATTTAATCCTAAACCTAACCGCATTTATTAAACCCTTTCAGAAATATGAACATTAGCATTTTTAGATGCATCTAATGTGATTAATGAAATATACTGATCACCTCC